TGTCAGGCGGCGTTGATGGTCAGGCCGCCGGCTTCGATCTGCGGGCGGATGTTGAGCGAGATCGGCAGATCGTCGTCGAGGGCGGCGATGATGCCCATGGCGATGGCACCGGAGGCGGTGTCGCACCAGACGGCATGGGTGGCGGTCTGGGTGGCGCCGGCATCGGTACGCTTGCCCCATTGCAGCAGGTTGGCATTGGTGCGGGTGTCACCGCTGCCAGACCAGGCGGTGGCCTTGGTCAGGGCGATGCGGGCATAGCCGGTGTAGGTGCATTCGTTGGCCAGCGGATCGGCTTCGTCGACCGAGACGCCGGTGACCAGAGCCAGGTAGCCGGTCGCACCAGCGCGCCAGGCGGGGTCGGCACCTTCGAGGAAGATGTCGAGGGCGTCGGATTCTGAGGCGTTCGAGAGGGACATGGTTATTCCTTGGTCTTGCGGCGGGTGGTTTTTGGTGGTTTTTGCGGGTTGACCGCGGCAGGTGCAGCCCAGCCTTCACGCTGTGATACTTCGGCCAGTTCCTGGTCGTCGGCTTCGAATTCCTCACCTTTGGCAAACGTGACGGGTTGCACACCGCGCAGGAAGAAGGTGAATTCCTGTATTGCTTTCAGGCGCATTGCTGGCTCCAATGAAAAACGGCCCCCGGAGGGGCCGTTTCATGGCTGATCGGGCAGATCAGGACGCGGCGATCTTGAGCAGCTTGATCGCCTGGGTGTTGCGCAGCTTGCCACCGACGCGCTTGCGCACGTAGAACTTGACGAAGCCCGGAGCGGTGATTTCGTCGCGGGTGATGCGCATGCCGACGCGATCGGCGATCAGGTAGCCTTCCTTGAAGTCGCCGAAGGCGAGCGGGAAAGCACCGGCACCGACGGCCGGCATGTCTTCTGCCTCGACCACCGGGTAACCCATGAACATGTCGGGCTGACCGGCGGAGAGGCCCGGCTGCCACATGTAGGCGTTGGTGGTGGCTTCCTTGTACTTGCGCAGCGCGGAGAGGACCAGCTTGTTGGTGACCCATACCGCGTTGCGGCGATAGCGGGCACGCAAGGCGTAGACCAGATCGTAGAAGGTATCCGGCGTGGTCGGCATGGCCGCTGCCTGGGCGGAGGCGATGTACTGCAGGGTGCCGAAGGCGCGCGAGGCGTCGACCGTGGTGACCGGGGTCGGGCCGCCGAGGAAGCCGGTGGGCTTCTTGGTGCCGTTGCCGGACACGAAGGCAGCACCTTCGCCAGCGCCGATGGCTTCGGCGGCGGAGCTGATCAGCCAGTCTTCGACGTTGAAGAAGAGATCGTCGAGCGATTCTTCAGTGGCCTGCGGCTTGGCGCTGGCCATGCCGAAGGTCGGGGCGACTTCGGCGAGGTCAGGCGTGTTGGTCTGGTTGCGGGTGTCGTTTTCACCGACCCACTCGAAGGCGCCACCGCCGATGTCGAAGAGCTCCTTGTAATCGGAACCGCCGACGGTGCGAACGGTGGCGATCTGGCGAATAGGCGAGATGTCGACAGACAGGCGGGCAATCTGGCGCTCGATGACTTCCGGCAGGGCGAAGCCACCGGCGGCGCCGGTCGACGTGATGACCTGGGCCGAACGGGTTTCACGGCTTTCGGCCTTGGACTTGGCTTCGAGTGCCTTGTAGGTGGCGGCGGCCTTTTGCTGGCGCTCGTTATCGCCGGGGGAACGCATCCAGTCCAGGAAGGCGTGGCGGTATTCGGTGGATTCCTGGCTTTCGCCTTCCTGGCGACCGCCACCCATGTTGCCGGGGCGGGCAAGCTTGGTTTCCATCTTTTCCAGCTTCGACTTCATTTCGGTGAGGCCGCCGATGTGCTCGTCCATCTTGGCGAGCTTGGCGTCGAAATCGGCAGTGGAGTTGCCGGCCTTGATGGCTTCGATGCGGGCGTCGTTGGTCTTCTTGTATTCATCGAAGGCGGTGGCGATCTTGTCGATCGCATCGGCGACGGACTTGATGCTGGGGTCGTCGCGCTTTTCGTACAGGACGGAAGAAGCCAGGCCGATGACGGCCAGGGCAGCGAGCTTGGCACGGAATGCACCAAAGTCTTTTTGAAGTTGCTTCATGCGTTTCTCCTAAGAGGAAAGGGAGGTCAGCAGCCGATTGGCTGCGTTGATTGCTTGCGCCGTCGATTTCGCGGACTGGCTCCGCTCCTCTCCCATGCGCAGGATTCTCGACACCAGGGCGGTGGCGTCGGACTTAGAGAAGCCTGCCTGGCGCAGGATTCCTTCAGCATCTTTGCGGGTGTGCACGTCATCCGGACTGGATTTGACGTTGGTGACGCGGGCCTTTTCGTTGGCCGGAAAGGTAACCAGGGAGACTTCCCACAGATCAACTTCGGTCAGGGAGCGGACATCGGTGTCGACGTCGTAGGACCATTGCTTCGAGATGAAGCCGATAGACAGGCCATTGATGGCGCCCATTTTGAGCAGGGCTCTGGCCTCCTGCCCCTTGACGGTATCCAGGGCAAGCTGGCCCTTGACGCGCAGGCCCCTGGCGTCTTCGACCATTTCGGTCCAGATGCCGATGGGGTGGTCTGCATCGTGCTGCCAGAGCATGGCAGGCATGGTGCCAGCGGCTTTGTGGGCGGCGAGCGAGTCGGCGAAGGCGCCCTGCTCGATCACGTCGGCCCAGTTATCGAGGACGCCGAAGACGGAGCCGTAGCCTTCGATGCTGCCGTCGTCACCGGCAGCCTTGATCTGGATGGCGAAGGAACGAGTTTCGCGGGCGCCCGTCACTTCCTTGCGCTCAAGGGGTTTGGTCATTGTTCGCATCGTTGTTTCCTTCGGTGGTGCCAGTGGTCATGTTCATCGGCGTCAATGGATCGTCGAGACCAGGAAGCGGGTCTTTGCCTTCTTCTTCGCGGATCTCGTTGCGGGTGTAGATGCCCATTTCGGCCATGGTGCGCGCCCATTGCGCGCGGTCTTTCATCGCGCCTTCGGTCAGGTAGCGGGTGTCGAACTTGACGAAGAGCGGCCCCGATCCATCGAGCAGGGTCTCGTCGATGCGGTCGCGCCATGCTTTGTGCCATGGCCGCAGGGTGTGCTTGAGGTGGGCGGCGAAGAAGGCCTCAGAGCTGGCGAAGGTGGCGGCCTTGTCGGAGTGGCCAACCATGATCGGGAAGACGTTGAAGGCGCGGCAGATTTCTTCGACCTGCAGGCGCCGGGTTTCGACGTGCTGTGCGTCGACGCCGTTCAGGGCGGTGCTGGTCCATTTTGCGTTGCGGTCGAGCACGAGTGGGGTGCCGGTTTTTTCGGGGCCGGACTTCTGCTTCAGAAATTCAGTCAGGCGGTCGTGCTGTTCCTTGTTGAGCGTGCCGTCGACCGAATAGACGCCGCTGGCGCGCAGGCCATTTTCGTGCATCGAGGCCTGGCTTCTTTCGGTGGCGATGGCCAGGCCGATGGCGGACTGGGCGAGCTTGACGGCGTTGAGCGATCCGACCCAGTCCCACTGGATACCGTTAATGACGAATACTTCGTCACTGTTGAAGTCGCCGATCAGGCCGAATTCGTCCCAGCAGCGGTAGCGGACTTCGTAGCGGGAGACCTTGCGCACGTCCCAGCGACCAGGCATGACAGGGATCAGCTCGCGCACGCGGCCGTTGTCGCCACGGACCTTGATCGACAGGCCGGCGCCGGTCAGGGCGGCGTGGAAGGTCATCTGCCGGCGCCACTCGAAGGAGGTCTGCCATTCGTTCGGCCGGCGCGATAGCAGGCGGTATTCCGGGATGTTGGTCGCGCGCTCGGTGGTGCCGCCTTTCAGTTCGCGGTAGACGTGCAGATCTGGCGTGGCGACGCCGTCGGCGATCACGCGCACGCAATCGAGGACGGTGGAGACTTGCAGGGCGGTCTTGTCGGTGACGGCGACGCCGGCGATGACGCCACCGTTCACCCCGTCGATCAGGCTGGCAACCTGGTCATAGGTGAGCTGGGCTGATTTTCTGCCGAATATGCGGTCGAGTAATTTCACGCGGTTTCCGTTTCCCAGAAGGATGGGCCGGTCTCTTCGACAACTGCGAGCGCCCGGTTCATGGCGACGATGGTGGCGACGGCGGCGTCGATCTTGTTGCTGGCGCGCGATTTGCGCGGGAAGATGTTTTCGTTGCGGTCAGGAAAGACTTCGACGTTGCTTAACATCCAGACGTAGGCAGGGTTG